TGGCGCAGTAAATGACCAGATACCTGTTGCCGCAATTTGAATTGGTTCGGTAGTTGTATATCCCGAGGAGCGTGTGTCAGCCATTAAATAACCGCCTTTGCTTTAGCACGATATAAAACTGTTGTATCTACTGGCAACTCATAATCATCAACTGTGCCAATTTGAGCCGTTGAAGCGGTAACTGGGCTATTACGAATTGCCGTGTAAGTGGTTCCTCCATTGTCAGAACGCTCAACATCAAAAGTAAATGTTCCAAAACCACCGCTTGTAAAAATTGGGCTATCTCCAGCATGAAAAGCAATCTTGTCAATGTAATGAACTTCAGAAGCAACTGGTGTTACAACTTTGATAAAAACTTGAGCCTTTGTTGCCGTGACGGGAGCGGTTGCGGTCACTACGGCGGAAGTCCAAGCACTAGCCGAATCTGTAACGGCAGTTCCAAAAGATGTAGAAATTGTTGTATTAGAACTGGTCAAAAAACGAATTCCAACTGCGCACGAACGAGCAGTCACGGCGCTTTTGAACTCAGCCGTAGCCGAAAACTTACGAGAGGCTGTAACTGCAAACGCTGTACCACTTGTAGTCGAGGCAGTCATATCCCCAGTTGCCGTTGCCGTTAAAGATAATGATTTACTTCCAGAGGAATACTGAGCGCCACTTTGAGCAATAGCACAGTTTGTAACAGCATCCCACCCAGTTGTATTTGTTTCTAAAGATGCTTGGTTAGCCGATAGCACATTGGTTCTTCCAAAAATTGTAACCGTCACGGCTCCAGTCGTGGAATTGTACGAAGCGGAAAGCGTTGGCTCGGCTGGCGCATCAATACTCAATGCGAACTGAGAATAAGCCCAATCGCTGAAATAGTTTTCGGCTCCAGCAATTGAAGCAACCCGCACATAAGCCCGATAAGTGGTGTTGTTTGCAAGACTCACATCTAAAGTTTGACCATTGTTTGATGATGTAATAACACCAGTTTCAACGGTAGCCGTAGAGGTATCCGCGCTAAAGCCTGTTGCTAAATAAGTTGCCGAGTCAAAGATTTTAATTTCATAGGCTGTTTGGTCATCACCATCTGCATCTGCGTATGTCCAGTTCACAGCAACAAAAGATGTATCGGTTATTGTTCCCGAAGGCGCGGTTACAGTCACCGTTGGCTGATTTGTAACATTTACATCTATGTATAACTCATATAGTGAGGCTCTATCGCCCGATGCCGCTCCGCCATCTGTAAATTTAACCACCAAATTATCTATGTGGGTTTGTGTCCAAGCGGTTCCATCTGGGGCAGTTGTCAGATTTAAGGCTGTATCAACGGTGGTGAGGCTAAGAGTATTTTGATAAACAACTGGAACTGAATAACTTACCCCTCTACCATTTCTATCTGTAATAGTTCCAAGGCTTAATTGAACATATCCGTTTGTTCCAATTGCTAACCTTGCCCGCACATTCACGGATATAACTTTGGTAGTGGCGCTAATTGTCGTAGTTCCGAACTCAGCATAATAACTTGCGGGAACCGTGGCACTTGAGCGCTTTATGTATGTTGAATCGCTGTCATCCGAGAGTGCGGCGTGAACTGTTGCAGAGCCACCGTTAATAGTAAAAGAAGAGGCGTAGTCCCAGTTAGCATTAGGGCGTAATACCGTAGCCATTATTTAGCCGCCAATTCTTTAGCAAGAACTTGGAACTGTGCGTCAATTGCTTTTGTGATTGCATCAATTTGTGCTTCACCAGTTAAACCTGCAACATTGATTGCAACCTTAAAAGCGCCTTCTTGGACAACAACATTGTTGCCTTGAGATTGTAATAGTTGAGCATCTGTTTTTCCCGCTAATTGATTTATACTATTGTACTTATCTTTTGCGTTAGCAATTAAATCGCTATACGCCGCATCTGCTCCGAACTGACCAATTGCCGCGCCTGTGAAAGATATAGCCTTTTGAAGTGCGTTAATTTGTTGGATATTTTCTGCCGCGTTGCCACCAAGAATAGAAGCCGCTAATTGAGCGCCCTTGATTGGACCTTCTTCAATGATTGCCTTTAATGCTCCAGCGTCAAGACCGTAAGCCTGAAGTTGAGCAATTTGTGTAGCGAACTGCTGGCTCTTATCTAAGCGCATACGCATATTTTCAATAAGTGACTTAGCCTGTGGGATAAATCCATCGGGCAACTCAACGCCCTTTAGACCAGCAAATCCAATGATTGTGTCTTTTAGGCTATCTGCAAAGTCTTTTGCCGCTTGTTGCAGGTCGTCTAAGACTCCCTTGATTGCATCAATGCCCTGTTGCAAAGCGCTTCTGATTGCTTTCATTCTATCCACGCTAGATGTAAGTTCATCAGCGGCGTTGTTATCAGCAACTTTAGTTGGGTCAAATATAGATTTTATGAATTTTTCCATATCGCCTGTAACATCGCCAAAACCAAGACCAGTCTTGAGTCCGCTAAACATATCGCCAAGACCATCAGTTATTTTTCCTAAAACATCTCCAGAAGTAAATGACTCAATAGATGTAGCAAGACCTAGTAGAAAATTACCAGCCTTGATAGCCGCGTCGGAGGCTTTACTAACAATGAACTCACCAACATTGACATCTTTCATCTGTTCCATTTTGTCAATGACGGCACCTAAACCATCAGAGGCTAATTTTGCTCCAGCCACCAAAGTATCAACGATTGCCGCCCCAAAATTGATTTGTTCTGCATCTTTAATTTTTTCAATCAATCCACCAACAAAGGTAGATGCAGTTTTGGCTCCAGAAATTAAACCCGACATAATTGTTGAACCATTATCTTTTGTTGCAAATGTATTTACTACTACGGCAAAATCAAGCATTTTATTTGCAATGCCAGAAAGGGTTCCAGCAACTCCAGTTGTGTAATTACCCCAACTTTTTGAAGCAGAAATGATTTTGCTATCTAATTCCATCGCTAGGTCAATTGCTTTACCAGCGGCGGATGCGATTGAAGCGCCCATAGAAGGTTTGAATTCTTCTTCGGCTTTTTGAACTCCTCTTACGGCGTCAGCAATCCCACGAAGAGCATTACGAACAATATCTCCACCTAAAATTGCTGGAATTTTATCGGCTAATGTAGAAAGCCATGTAATAAAATCAGCAAATTTATTACGCATAAAAGATATAACGCCACTCATAATGTCGCCTAATTTGCCAAATATCTGACCAATGAACTCTTTAGCCTTTTCAATACCAGCAACAATTTTGCCCCATACATCGCCTATAAATTTACCTAGCATCTCAAACCAATGTATGAGTGTGGCGATACCCTTGATGATATTAGCCAAGACGACAATAATGGCTTGAACTGCGTGGGAGATAATGGCAATAACCACATTAAATACGGTTTCTACAATTTTTCTAAGGGTTTCGTGACCTTCAAATAGGCTTACAAAAGAATCTAAAACATTTTTAATCACGGTTAAAACAATCTTATAGAACAGTAAATAGGCTTTAATAATAAAATTGATAACAGTTTCAATAATTTTTCCAAGAATTCCTTGGTTCTCCATTAAGGCAATAAAAGAATCAATAACAAATTTAATCATTTTAACAATACCAATAAACACGGTCAGGACAGCGCTATAAACAAATTGAAACACCGCCGCTACAACTTTACCAAATGCGTTGTGAGTTGAAATCAAATTACCAAATGCCAAAAGAGTGTTTCCAAAAGCCCGTAAAACAAAGGCTATAACCTTTCCAACTACTTTAGCAACTGTATTAAATGTTGTTGTAACTATATTTCTAAATGTTTCGCTATGTTGCCACGCTAAAACAAAAGCCGCAATAAGCAGGACAGTTCCAGCGACAACAGCGGCAATCATGGCGGCGGGACCAGCCAAGGTTGCCTCAAGAGCCAACATGGAGGCGGCAAGACCATTTGTAGAAGCAATCGTGGCTAACTCGGTGCCAGCCATGAGAGCCATTGCAACTTCCATTAAGGCTGAAGTTCCTGCAATTGCGCTCTGAATTAAAGGCAACATAATAATTGCGGCTTTGTATGCAAGGAATCCAGCGGCAACTGCAAAAACAACAACAGCAAGACCTTTCATTATTCCAACATGTGTTGTGACTAGATTGGTAACTATTCTAATTAAAGATGCTATTCCGTTGAGCGCTTTAGCAAACAAAGCAACTGCGTATCCAGCGACAGTAGCAATAACCCCGCCTAATTTAGCAAGCAGAGACAAAAGAGGTTTAAGTGCAATTGCAATATTGCCAAAGGCATTTCTTACTTGAGTAGATGTCAAAGCCATTGCTACAAATGCAGTTAAAACAACTCCAATCGGTCCGCCTAAGCCTCTAAACAAAGCGCCCAATATTGGAACCTGTGAAAAAATTCTTGCTCCAGCAAATGCTGATAACCCTGCTATCAATGCCGCAATAGGTGGCAAAAGGAACTCAATTTTTCCAGCAAGTTCAGTAATGTTTTTTCCGCCCTTACCTAACTTCTCAGTAAAACCTCCGACTACCTCACTTCCTTGCAACATACCGTCAAAAAATGCTTTCAACTTATCCATGATGTTTACAAGCGGAGTGGTAAGTTTTACTAATACCATTTGAACTGCCTTAATAACATTCTTGAAGGCTTCGCTACCATAAATTGCGGCAATAAATGATTTTTGTAGATGATAACCAGAGT